TGAACAATCTGATTCTCCATGGCAGACTTAAGCTTAGTAAACAATTGTTCATTGTATGTTTGTTCGATTTGTTCACGTAAATCTCCAATTGTCTTTGATCGTTCAATCTTATCTTCTTCTCTCTTTGCCTTTGTCTTCTTTTTACGAGGAAATGGCTTTCCGTCAAATACCATAATAGGGGTAATTCCACTTTCAAGAAACATCATAGCAAAGTTGAAATATCTCTCGAGCCAATATGAACGTAAGTTTGGACGACTTGGCTCTTCTCTTAGTATGTCAATGTATTGACATGCTTCCTTGTTGGATACAGCCATGTATATATAACCATATATAGAAACATCAATAGCTACTGTATGTCCCCGAAATTGTGACAGTGATACACGATGAAATACATCTGGATTCCTATCTCTTATGCCTTTCAACAGATCCTTGATTCCCATGAGATGACTCTGATAAGTTTATTTTATAAGAGTCATAGCCTTTTCTTAATCATTTATCTGCGCTCTATGATTCCTTCAAAGAATCTTGAGTTAAGAAGTTCTGCTGTATTCCAATCGAATAAGACTTCTCGAGGTCGCAACGTCGAATATATGAAAACCTTATGAAATGGATTCTGAGGAAATCCCTTTGCTCTTCCTATCAACTTGCTTCTATAATCAGCAACATGAACTCCAACATCATTCATAGTGATACCTGCTATCTTAAGCCAGTCTTCAAACAAAGGTATATACACTTTTATATCATATGCAGGATTAGCAAATTCCATTCCAAGGAGTGTTATGATAAAATATGATATATCAAAGCCTGATCTGAAGGCATTGCTAACCTTGTAGGTACTTCCAAACTCTCCAATATCTGACAACTCTACCTTTGAAGACTTCACTGTGAAACCGAAATCAGTTATTACTGGTAAGAAGTCAGTGACAGGCATCGTATATGTTACATTGTCTATTTCATATTGAAGATCTTGGAAATCTGATATTTTTTGACCTCTATAATACGCATTTCTACTAGCTTTAGTAAGTACATTCTTGGTTGAACAATCTTGATGAACCCAGCCAGCTCTATTCATACATATGATGCTATATAAGACTTGCCATATTGCAACCTTCAATTGGGTTTTGTCAGGAATATTGGTGATCTGTTTCAAGTATGTCATGAAATTGGGACCATCTAACAATTCACTAATGAGATAGTATTCAATGTGACCTTCAGGTTCTTTACAAATAAAGTATCCTTCATATCTTGGAAGATGTATGTCAAAGAATGCATCATTGTCTCCACTTGCAATAGAATTCAAAACTGAAGAAGCAAGTATCTCAATCGTTCCAGATTCAGATGTATATACACCATTGACAGGATCATTGAAAACAGTAACACTTCCATCAATATAGAATTTGTCTCCAATGATCTTTTTTACAACAACATTTGTATACCAACTTTCGACTCTGAAGACTTCTCCTTCTGCACCTCTTCCTAACACAACCTTAGGATCATTATGAACCATGTCACATACATCCTTTCCAATGTCAGTATTGAAGAGATTGCTGAGAGGTATAGCTTGAGATATAGCTTTGTTAATGTCTTCAGGAGATGTAATTTGAGGATGTAAGATGTCAATCTTAATGAATCTATATATGTTACCTTCAACTCTTCGCAAAAGAAAAAGCTTATTGACGATTCTTATTACTTCTTGTGTCGCGATTCCAAAACCCTCAACTACAATACCAGCTCTATCATTCACAAACTTATGTATGTTTTGCCAAAAATTAATGTTGAGAAGAGTTTGTATGGTTTGAGGTTTTATCCAGATCGAAGAGACGGTGTGAGTACGAATATTCTCAATTGCATCAGGTTTGTTTAGATCTATTACTAGATCGTCAGGTATGACTCTTTTACGATTCCAGTCGTTTTCTGGAATGAGTCCCTTTTCCAATGGTACTCCAGGTGTCCTGACAACAACAAACATTTGCGATATGAATTTCTTATGAAATGAGAAAAAGTTTTGATCTTTTTTATACTAAAATATTAAACTTGGAATGCAATATAATGTTGTTAAGGTTGAGTCTGGAAGTGCTATTTTTCACGTTACAGGAACGGACAATGTCAAGCTCAACAAGTTGAGACGTATACTATTAAGTCGCATTGAAACACTAGCCATCGATTCAATTTATATAGAATCAAACACATCGGTATTTCCAGATGAATTCTTAGCAGTAAGATTAGGTTTAGTGCCAATTCGACTGATCGATGCAACCGTAACTGAAGTTCCAGAAATGACATTCACATTGAATGTATTGTGTGAAAATAAGTTATGTATTGTCACAACAGATAAATTGGTACCTTCGGAAGAAGCTGCAGTTACATGGATGGGTGACATCGAGCTATTGAAGTTGAACAGAGGACAAGAAATCAACATCAGTTGCATAGCAAAAGTTGGAAATGGTCAAATGAATGCAAAGTGGAATCCAGTGACAAGATTCTACTATTCAGAGGTTACCGCAACAAGACAAACTCGCTCTGGACCTGTCGTTGAAAACAATGGATATAATTGTACTTTAACGGTTAAGATACCTCATGATCCTGAATTGATTTTCAAAGAAGCAGTTGAAATCTTCAACGAAGAAGAGGTCGAATAAAGTATAGCATTATGTGATTGATCAATCACATAAAATGAAGAAACCTCATGTATGATTTCAAAGATATTCAGAATAGATTGGATCCTTTTTGTCGTCAGATCTCCACTTGACAAGTCTTGTTTTACAATCTTTTGAAAAAACAGCAAACCTGTTATAATCGATAGCATAAGCGATAACATAATACTTTTGAAATCTGTTCCAACAGAAGTATTTGTCCTCAAAAAGACATTTCACAACATCCTTATCATCATAGTAACTGCTAAAGAAATAATCACTTGGATCATCTTCTTCATCAGATAAAATCATGTGATAAGCTTCATCAGACACATCAATAGTTTTCTTTCTTGCAATATATTTCAAAAAAGGTGCTGCTAAAGTTTGCATGCCAGCAAGTATTGCATCTTTAGACAAATCCCGAATCTTAATATGTATAGGACCATATCCAGGTCCTCCATTTTGTCCATCATGCATATCATCTAAAATCAAAAACGAAAGAGTATGTTCATCCATTTTCGTTTGAGTTTCTTTACAAGTATTTATAATCATATGTTGTGATTTCATATAAAACGATAATATAAGAATTTTCTTTTTATGAAGAAAATGTCAGTCAAAAGTTATTTGACGTTGATTGTTCAAGAATTCAGGACATCTGCCAAGGATTTTGATGATGTTCTGATATTTGAGAATCCTGAAGATGCTGTTCGGGCAACTATCGAACGTATGAAGATAGATTACGAATTTAACATTCAATATGCTAAACCTATTCCTTCTTATCAGGAACTCTATGATAACATGATTGAAGGAATGGAGACAGTGACATATGAAGAACATGAATATACTATTGTTCGTGCAACATTCGCAAAGAATATTCACTAGAAAGGAATCTTCAGTCGTGATTGTCTACCGCTCTGATGATGATAGTTCTCTGCTGTGGTGGGAGACTTCAAAAGAGCATGAATAAGATTTCTCGACTTAGTTCTTATTTGACGACTTTGTTTACGCCTATAGAATTTTGGTATGTTATTCCATGAATTCCATGAGTCAGAAGCTGGACTAGCTCCCTTGCTATGCCAAGTCTTCTTCCGGTTTTTGTCAATCTCTTTGTACTCTCCTCGAGTATCTCCGTCAGTTGGATCGTACTTCTCGGACATTCAAACCTTCCTATTTGAAGTAGTAGTATTATATGTTGTGAAATCTCACAACATATTTGTTAGTTTTACATGTGAATGATACCTGCGAACCTATCTTCTTCTGCTTCCATTTCTTCTTCACTCGTACCTTCCTCTTCATCATCGTTAACATCAAGGTTCGCGTCAATCTCATCTGCTTCTTCATCTGGAACACAAACCTCTTCTTCCCTTTGTGGACCTTCAGGTTCTTGCAAATGATATACATTGACTGACTTATTCCCAAGTGATTGTCTTGGACGATTGCCAGCAATAGCAGGATCATCTAATATTACGTTCTGATTTTGAATGGATCGATTCCCTGCAAGGTCTTTGATGGTAAAGGTTACATCTCCTCCAGAAGCAGACATGATCATAGCCAATTTAATGGTTGCCCAAGGTAAGGTCACCTTGTGAGGATCCGCTTCAGGACAGTTTTCGCAAATAGCCTTCGATGCATTATAATCAATGAAACAGAACTTACCACACTTTCTGCATATGATGTGATCGAATTTATCAGCTGCAGTTAAGAATGATTGACGTAAGAACTTGGTTGCTCCATGTGCTAACAAAACAACTCGAGTCATTTCTTCCTTTTTCACTGCACCTCCAGAAGAGCGACCTTTGACAGGAGCACGGGTTGTCAAGGAATTACTTCCTTGATCTCGAACTTGCTGCTTCTTTTCAACGAGATGCTTAAGATGCATGTAAAAGCAAGGTCCAGTGAATATCAGTGCTCTGAATCGACGCCCTGTGATACCATCAACAGCTTGTTCCATGCCTTTCGGTTCATATCCTTTGTATAGAAGGTATTCAGAGATCTCTTCCTCCTTGAGAGGTCTGAATGCAGTAGCATCCCTCAGAAGCTTCTCGAATGTAGAGTAGTCTTTAGCACCCTTAATTAAATAAGTTGGAACTATCTCATCTTGATGCTCATAGAAATACTGTTCTTGTCTCCTTTTGTCAAGTTGTGAAAAGAGAATTCCACATCCTCCATACTTCAACTTAGCTATAAAATCTCTTTGAGGAACGGAATATGTGACCTTATGTCCTACGACTCTTCCCTCAAGAATGATTGTCTCATCTTTGAACATGATACCATATCCTTCTTGATAATTTGGATATCTCTCGTTAATGATAGCTGCAATGGGTCTACCTTCCTTTCCAGATAGTTTTTCTAAGTCATCATATCTCACAATTGGTAATCTTGGAACATTCGGAATAAGTATGCGCGTCAATCTAATATAAAAGTCCTTATTGCGTGTTATGATACCACCTTCAATGGTTACTAATCTTTTAATGATATGGTTCAAGTTGCATGTAGAGGCAGCCTTTCCACGTAGCATTTCATCGAGCATTCCTGCAGTCATACGAGATGCAAAACTGGTGACACTAAAGATAATGTCTGGTGTACTACCATCTCTTTCGAGATATGGCATATCTCTGTTATCAACAACCATTCCTATAACACCTTTTTGAGCAAATCTGTTAGCAAGCTTGTCTCCCTGTCCTGGAAAATGTGGAAACCTTACAACAACTTTTTGGAGAGTCTCAGAGCCTTGTTTGATTCTATGTGTAGAATGTACCCAACCTGTCATGGAACCTTTGATGACATGCTTGTTTTCGTCGATATCATTTCCATTTTTGTATCTCATGAGAACCTCCTTTGGACGTACTTCAACGTTAGTTTTTCCAATGATTTTGGGTAGCCTATATCCATGAGGGCGCTCTTCAGTTACTGCAACTGTTGCAGCTTCTCCATCGAGTTCATCGTCGGATGCTTCGTTTTCAACATCTTCGTCTTCTTCGACTTCTCCAACACTAGGCATGCCCGGCCCATTGAGACCTTCTGCACGAAGATTTGAGACAGTCTCTTCTTCAGGAATCTCTTCAGGCTTTCTAGTACGAACTGTAACGACTCCATTGCTGAATCTTGTTAGATCATCATCTGTTGTAGATAAGAATGTATTAGCTTTAACAGTATAGGTCTCGAATAGTGTGGCGTTGAATCCTCCACGTTCGATGAAATCTCTGTTCCATTTGGTCGGATCTTCATCCGTAGCCTCACTTGGCATAAACCATACGGTAACATTTAATCCCATTCCTTGTTGATCTAAACCTATGACTTCGGTTACATCTGTTGTAATCAATGGCTTGTGAGAATAATGCAATATCTTGAGATCAGTGTCATTAGTTGCCAAAAAGGTAGACATAGGAAGACTTATAGCTTGACGACCCATATGACCATAGTATTGAACTCGAGGCACAGGATTAGTTTCAGGTCTTGGCTGTGTCCCAGCTTCGATAGCAAGCATGAATACTGGATCAATTTCAATATAGTTGAATTGTCTGGCATCAGTGTCAATCCATCCTTCTCGCACGAATTGTTTGAAGTCCATAGCAATCTCTCCAAACTCTACTTCATTAGCAGACACATATTCGATGACACCAGCTCTAATGAGTTGTTCGAAAGTCCATTGTTGAGGATTAGCAAGGTATCCTTGTGGTGCTTCTGCATTACCATCCAATGCAAGAAATCTATTGCCAGGACCAACACTAAAGACAGGTCTCATGGCACGACCTCCCGTAGTTAATACATGATATTCAGTAGTAATACCTTCGAGACTGTCAGATTCTATGGATTGAAAGACTTCAGAAATTCCAAGTCTTCCAGTTCTCTTCTCATCTCGAAGTGCAATAAGAACCTCGCGTGTAGCATATCCTTGAAAAGTATTGTTAATGAAAAGAGGCACATTGGCATCTCCAGTCTTCTCACCAAAGACTTGTCCTATCCTGTGAAAATCAGTCACAACCTCAACCGCTCGTGTTTCAGCAGATATGTTGTTATTACTAATACTGACGGACATTGATAACTCTTTGATTAAACCTGCTTTTTCATTCTCTGGGGTATTGGTAGGATCAATGATGAAAGCTCCTGTACCTTGAACCATGCGTGGTTTAGCAATTTTGGATTTAGAGCTCGAAGGAATGGAGACCTTTCTAACCATTGCCCACATAGCTAGCAATGAAGCCAGATCATGTTGTTGTACGACCCCTGTCCTAGGCTTACCTTTCTTAAGACGCCAATTGCCACTACTAAAAGAAGTCTGAATAGGTGTACTGATCTCTCTCGAACCTTTGTCTGTCATTTCTACTGGAACATTAATGTTCTCACTCCAACCTTGCCTCTTAAGGGTTCGAACTACAAGCCCTATGGCAACCTTCATAGCTTTTTCAATGATCGTACCAAGTTCGAGACCAACTGTAGCCAGTTGTTTCGTACTATAACTATCTCTATCTGTCATATCTTTCAAACCAAGAAATGTCTTGGTATATCTAACTATCATGTCTGTCAATGTGATGAATTTTGGAAATGGTACGCCTATGAAGTAATCGGATTCAGGTGTTACACGAATATGAGGAAATAGTTGCATATCAAACTGTAGCTTGATAGTTTGAATCTTATGTTCATAAGATAGACTGCTCGAGAGATTGATCTTCTTTGCGAAGGAATCAATGAATTCTTTGTCTTCAACCACGCTGTCAATACCTTGAACAATCCTGTTTCCCTTTTTTGCTGCGATGATTGTATCCAATAGAGCATCAATGACAACACGCTTAACTTCAGAAGTTGGCTTTGTTAGAGTCGAATCAAGATATCTCGAGAACTCAGCCATCATGATATCAATTGATGTCATACCATTGAGCGCACCTCCTACAAGATCATCGCGTTTTCTACCTCTCCAGATCGCCCAGATAGCATAGAATCTGAAAATGTTGAGAACATTGAATTCGGTCTTGTCTTTGGTTGTCTTAGTAACCTTCTCCTTTTCGACACTTCGTGATAGATTAGATGCAGTAGCCAGGAATGGCATGGATATGCCACAAATGTAAGGATCTGCTCTTGACGATTTGAAAAAGATCAATCGAACTGTGATGGACCTCTTTTCAATTGATTCAGATCGCAATTCGCATGTCATAATCTTCTCAGAGGTATCTCTCTTCCACATAATAACTCTTGGAACATTTGCAGATTGTTTCTCTTGAGTAATGAAAACCTTTCTCTTACCTTTGATGATAAAATCGGCCATAGGATCGAGATCACATTCTCCAAATTCAGCAAAATTTTCTTTTGGAGTTGCAGACAGGATAATCCAATCCCATTTACTTCCTCTCATAAGAGGAAACTCAAATAGCTTCACATCCTGAAATTTCTGGTCAACAGTAGGTGTCGGCATATTACCAACATCATAGAACATAGGAATGACGACATTATCAAGAGGATTGTCTTCTACGTTGTTATTGAGAAGCATTTCTGGTTCTTGACCATGAGCTTCTGAACCAATACCCGGTTTTTTATATTCTGTGACTCGAATAGTCCCGTAAACTGACAATGCATATGTCATATTGTCACGTATGCAATCTCTAGGTAACAGCCAATTGCCACGTGTATGTCGAAATATCTCTCTAATATCAGGTGTTCCTTCAAGCCTAATACCAGCGTTCATGTATTGTTTAATAGAATTCTTGACTCTCTCAAATGGCTGCTGAGCAATAGCAGCAATATAATCCAATTTGCCTTCACCCTTAAACGGCGGCATGACATAGATATCATCAAATGATATCTTACCTACGGTTGTTGGTGTTTCATAACTAGTTGTTGAACGATGAGCTATTTCGAGAAGACCAACATTCACCAAATGATCATAGGATTTGATGAATGTCTCATTGAGAGGATGTGCACGAAAGTAAGTCTTAACGAATTCCCTTTGGGCTAGAGCAATTCTGTCTAAATCTTCATTTGAAAGTTCAGAATAATTTACATCAGCCATTGATGTTAAAGATGAATTTATAACTAAACTAAATAGTTTTTAATTTTTCAATCAATTCATACAAACTATATAATATGATTGTTCATTGAACAATCATATCTTTTTGATCAAATCCAATATCCTCGTAATCGTAGCATTCGGTATAAGTGTTCTACTTCGAGTTTCATCCAATGATAATGCTTTGTCATAATAGGTATTGCATAAGTATGCAACCGTAATTGCTATGTCTCTCGGAGCATACCTCGTTGTTATTGTACCTTTCAAATAGAGAGCATCAATGATTGCAAGTAAATCTTCCAATGGTGCATCATCAATTTCTAGCACCTCCAAGAATTCCGGAAGAAGGTCTTTTGCAGTCAAATGTCTCTTTGGATATACTTCAATCAACTGCTTCTCAAAAACCTTTCGATGAAAATCAAGACAAGCACTTCTAAGCTTCACCACACTTATACCAAAACTCTTAGCTAACAATATTGGATCCTTAAGTATACCTTCACACTTATATGCTTCAGATGTACATAAAACCATCATAGCAATACGTCTATCACCTTTAAGAGTTCCTTTTTCCATGAGATGAATATAGATGTCTGCAGCTTTGTTTCTTATCTTTTCTGGAACGGGATACTTCGAGAAATCTTTATATATTTGAGGTTCTCTTTCTTTTGTATTACCATAATGACCAAAGTCAGCTTTAGTTTCTATATTTGTGACTTGTTTCTCACAATAGATACATACGTATACTTGTCCTATTTCTTCGCATTCTTTGTTACATCCGGGACATCTCATTTGTTATGCAACAAATGAGAATTTAGTTGTTCAGTATTTGACCCTTATCTTCAAACATATGTATATTCACAATGACGCGACTCGTTGAGACAGGCTGAAAAGTTGAGTTCAATATTGTAAAATACAAGTCACAGGGTCCACTGTATTTGGCACGAAAATAACCTTTCACCGAAATCAACGTGTTGTCAGGATTCATAATAGGCAATATCATACCACTCTTCGAACCATTAACATTTTGCGTCATTGTCGAAGTTCCTACAAAATTAGTCGATGTGATTTGTATATATGCCGCAGGATCAGTATATGGAGGTACAACATCACTAATTGGCATCAATAAGAATCTCACATATGACACTGTACATATAACATTGACTGGAGAAATCATTTTCAAAGGAAATGAAGTTCCGTTAACGCTATCATAAGCTAGATACTTGTCAAACGTGTTAGTTGGATCGTTCATGCTTTATTTACCATTCCAATTATTTTAATGTATCAGAATGCTTATACAAGCATTCTAATCTAATTACGGAAGCTGAAGTTCAAATGTTGACTCAATGCTTTTGATAACATATATCTTCCTTGGAATACCTAATTTCGTGTCTTCAGCTACTCTATAATCATACACAATGCCATTGAAATCATACTCTCTAAATCGTCCTTGTTGAGCATTTGGAGAATCTTGAATCAACTGCACATATGGACCTTCAGGAATAATAAAGATAATGGCAAGGCTACGCATTGAAGCTTCGAGCATCATCTTCAACAATACCTTTACATATGCTGTTATGAGGGGTGTGATATTTGGAGGAAAGACAACAATCTGCTTTGCATCATATTGAGGAGTAATGAAAGGATTGACTCTAGTTGTGAAATAAAGATCCATATCACTATATAATGACGCAACACTTTCATTAATTGTACCATTTTTGTCCACCATGGCAGAAAAGATCGTATTGCCACAATACACAGTATTGATGCTATCTAAGAGTTCAGGATTAGCATCAATCAAACTCACTGGAAGTTGACTCATAGTTCTCAACCATATACCCTTATAACGCAAAAGGACACAGAACACTCTTTCTTGAAATGAAGCACTATTCAATAATTGTGTTGGAGTCTTTCCAGACAAGCGTTCACCTCCACCCAAGCTTAAAAACTTCAGCAACAACTCTTTGTTGACAGAAAAAGTCTTAGTACCTCCCGCATTAAACGAGACCTTAGGATCTTTAAACACTTTGACAACTTGAGGTAATGCTGTGTTGGTGGCGAGCTCTCGTGCAATAACCTCATATGTTTTGAATATTTTACTATTCGTGCGTTCGACAACTTTTTGACAATCACTCAGAGAAAAGTTTCCAATACCACTATAATGCAAGATTTCTTGTAATGCTACATTGACAGAGACAGCTGAAGATGTATCGAGATGAGGTCCAATCCATCCAATAATTTGAGGATCTGAAAATCTTATATCTGAACTCAGAGCTTCCGCTCTTGTTCGATCAATTGCAGTCACATAATAATAGACTTCTTTGAAGATGGTCTGTAAAGTTGAATCGTCTGTTTTAGGAAATTCTGGAATAGCACGACATGCAACAATGAACTCATGTCTTATACCTTTCATCAACCTAGATCGAATGAGTTCGAACTTAACGTTGAATCTTTTGGAATCTCTGTGAATCACATCTCTCTTAGATTGAGTAAAGACTGAATGACTTGATAGAGTAGGTACTTCAACTTCTCCATCCTTCTTCAACTGAACATTGATCTCCTTTGATAATTTTAAAACTAGCACATCACTCGGAATATTTCTGTACATCTCTAATGGCTTTCTGAATTTAGTAACAAATCTTCTTAATATATCGGCTTCAAAATGACAATCATGACATTCATCATATCCGTCGATTCCAGTATTTCCAAAACGAGCAGCTCTTACAATATTGTTGTGATATGCCATGATTTCTTCAACTGCGAGCTTATCATATCGTGTTGTTATATCACCACCTTTTGTCCAAAGACGCAGTTCAGTACTTCTCAAAGGTTCCCAAGGTTGAACTCTAAGAATTCCAGGAAGATACATATAATCTTGAGGTCTAGTTCTATCAAAAGACAATCTGAACTTCAAAGATGCAACGAAGTTCTTTTGAGCAGTTGGATTGAGCAAAGCCTTGAATTCATTCAATCCGTTAAGCTGAATATTCATATCTCCTTCGATCGTTCGTTCACGTTGTTCATGATACATCTCAATTACATCTGATCGGATATCACTTATAAATAAAACCCTATCCATATTCAAAAATTTCTTCAATGATTGACTACCTTTTGCAAACCCTTCTGGAATAGGACCTCCATTTTTGATCCGTCGTAAGACATCTACATATGCTTCATTGAAGAGAGCAGTACTTGACATCATTCTACCTTCTGGATAGAGTGTATTCAACATCGGATTCCACGCTGATCGAGGATCAATAAGCCAAAAGACAGCATTTTGGAACCACTTAGATAACAATACACCATGATCAAATGGTGCGGCACCAACATAGAAGATCAATGTTGGCTCGTTATGTTTCATGTGTTCAATGAAGAAGTCAATCTCAGTCAAAAGAAGTTTTCTTTGACCCCAATGATCTCCAGATCTAGGTCCTTTCAACTTCGAAACATATGGTACTCTGTGATCTGTTTCTATGTTAATAGTTGTGTGAAGATGCTCCATAATGGGTATTTCGTTCTCATTCCAAAGATGCATTCCAAACCTTTGATTGATCTTCTCAACATCATCTGTACGTTCAATATCATTAGGTTGAACAACATCATGAATTGGATTCTCACCCTTCAATAGTCGTATGATCTTCTGTCTATCATAGCTTGCTCCTGGATAGTATCCAAAGTTCCTATCATATGCTTCCTTCGATTCGATAAGATGAATTAGTAACTCAGCATTATAGCTTATATAGATGTTATTCAACATCAGTAGCCATGTGATGAATGCACTTGGTATATCATTAAAGAGTTTTGTTAAACTGGAGAGATCACCTTGAGTACTCAAAGCTGCAATATCTTCACGTTTCACATATCTTGTGGCTGTCCTATTGACACATATGCAATATCGATAAACGGATATGGCAGGTTGCAACAATGTTATTCTCTCATAATGCAATGCTAAGAGATACAATGCGTGACAATCAATGTTGCTTAACAATTGATTGACACTGACGACGAGAATGTTTGGAATCTCGTCTACATTGAGTCTATCAAGGACGACTTTGAGGAGGTCACTATTCGAATGAACTGTCTCGGTTGGACTAAATCCGAATAGAATACGCAGATATCTGAGATCAACGTTCTCTCCTTCTTTGAAGATTCTTGGAATACTTCCCAATGGATGTGCTCTTTCGTATATTAAGTTCTGAACGGAAGCGTTATCTGTTGGCCTTACGTATTCTCGTTGTAAAGTATTGAAATATGTGACTAATTGTGTATTTGCATATAGTGCTTCCACAGGTTCACGTGAAGGTTGCAATAGTTCTTCGACATGAGGATTCGAAAACCAGAAAGAATCATCATAGAGCAAACCCTTTGAGCTAGCTGAGCCTCTTTGAGCATACTTGATTATTGGATCCATTTAGCAATATAAAAATATAAACTTTGTTTCTTTCATTTTACTCAAATCAATATATATGGTCATCATTGACCATATATTATGTTTAGTTTTCTTTCCAGCTACATGCACAACGAGGACATGTGAAGTGAGTCGAAGGACCTTCATCTGCAGATCTATCTTGTATGATCTTCATACGTACGTTCACTTCACATTTAGCACATTGTCTCGTATCAGTGATGATACCTTCACCTGCTTGAACAGCCAATACAGCTATCTCGCGATCTCTTTGTTCTGCTAACAAAGGATTATCAAAGATGATATATGAAGGTAATGCAAGAGCACTGTCAATGTTTCCTTCATATCTTTCGTAATCTTCATGCATCTTTGGAATAACACTATCTTTAAGCCATACATATGTTGCATCTACTCCGAACTTATCAATAATGAAATATAGTTCATATATCTCTGGAAAGTTGTTAACTGTTAGTAATGGTTTCTCTTGGTTAGTTCCTCGAAAGAGTCTCAAATCGCTGACAAAATCTTGAGGTGCATATGATCCTGACTTGCCATCAAAAGCCAAACCAATGAGTTGTAACAGGGAAGCATCTCCTGCAGCCAAGGATCTATAACCTGCAAATGCTCCTGCCATATACAAGTTTTAAGATAAAAATGATATATTTTGATTTATCATTTTTCACAAACTGATTTGATACTTTACCAATGTTCTCCTTCTGTCTTCTTTTGTAATACATATCTCAATGAGATATGTATAAACTCAGCACAAGTTCACTTGGCAGGATTGAGAAGGGTCACAGGACGCCTCGGGTAATCAGGAGAGATGGTGAAGTTGTTCTTGACACAAGCCTCGCGTACCCTCTTGGCAGCTTCGTCGAACTTGACAATGGAAGCCTGAAGAGCAGCCTCGTACTGCTTGACAATGGGCTCATTGCCTCGTGTCTCGCGGCACTTGGCCAGGTACTTGTTGTCCTTGTCAATCTGCTTGTGCAGCGCATCCAGTTGACGACGCAGGCTCAGCACATCATGTGTAGCCTTTCCGAACTCGCCGTTCTCGTCGTTGAGCTTGGCACGGTATGCGTCCTCATTGCGGCGCTCGTGGCTGCCCTCCTTGCACGTGGTCATATATGTCTTGATTAGCTTCTGAACATCAGTGTACTTGACAGCTTCTGGATTCACACCAGACTGCGTCCAAGCATCCTTGGCAGGATCAGGATCCGAGAAGAGATCACGAATCTGTTGGTTCGCCTTCCAGCTCGCAGTCTTTCCAACATTGGCCAAGCCCATGAGATCGACGTAGTTGGAGATCACGCGCGTCACAAGAGCATGCGTCGCAACTCCGCACGTAGGATTGACCTCCGACATGAGACCCCAATCTGCGAGATTCATGAACTTGGACATCTTCTCAGAGACAACAACCAAGCGATTGAAACCTCCAGTCTTGGCCTTGGCAGTCGGCTCACGCTTCTTGGGTGGAAGTTGAGCCTTGTGGCAGCGCTCGGCCTCCTTGCGCAGTGCTCGGAGCTCAGTGGCAATGGAACGAAACTCTTGCTTTCCTGGAGCATCCTTGTCCAGCTTCTGCTTGGCCTTGTAGTTCGAGGCGGGATCAAACGTGCGCTTTCCGAAGCTCTCAATGAGAGTAATGTTGTCATCCAAGTTCTTCATCAGATCCTTGGAGGCACGTTCGAAAGGAGTCGCAGTATCCTCCTCTACGGCTGCAACTGCAGGGGCATTGTTGTTGTTTTGCATCTTTGCTGAAGGTGAGTTTTAACGCTACCACGACTGAAATTTTTATTACTCATGTTTCTACCCTCATAAACCGATGCATAATGATCGGTAAAAAATGGATCTTTTTAATTGTGATCATAGTTATCCTTCTCATACTCATTATCATCTCTTGGAAGAGACCAAATATAACAACAGAAATTGAAGAACCTCACAAGAGAGTCCCAAAATATAGACGTAAAACAAACACCACCAAATCATCTGGTTCGAAAAAGAAATCAACACGCTCATCAAAAGAAGACATATGTCGAGAAATACTTGAAAGGAAATACAACGCAAAGTTTCCTACAAAGCGTCCCAACTTCCTCAAGAATCCTTCTAGTGGTAGAAATCTCGAATTGGATGGATTTAACGAAGATTTGAAGCTAGCATTCGAATACAACGGAGAACAACACTATAAGTTCCCCAATACCTTTCACAAGACAGAGGAAGAGTTTAACAATCAGGTCAAAAGAGACAAGTTTAAAGCTAAGAAATGTAAGGAACTAGGTATACATTTGATTGAGATACCTTATACTATCGGTGTAGATCAATTGGAAAACTTCATCAACCAAAGTGTTCCCTATTGAAATGTGAAGTTCCAAAGATCATGTCTCACATCTGGAGTGCCACTTCTCAATACCTTATATTGATCTTCCTTCCTAATGATAGGACCTCCGTGATCAACACATACTTCATATCTATACCTAACATCATTCCATTTGTGAAGCATAACCATCGCAATCCAAACATCACCAGGTGTCCATGTCATCCTCACATGATAATGTTTCCAATAACATGACCCTTCATACCACGTCATCATTAGTATCTCTCCAAAATTCGCTTTGTAATAAATTGTGAAGCATATCGAATCTATCATGGATTCATAATGCTGCTTAATCTGACCTTGTTCACATTTCAATGTAGTCTTACTTTCAAAGACTCTTTCTGAGCCTCCATACTGACTATATGTAGCTTCATCAATATATTGTAGCTTAGCATACGTCTGCTTGACGCATATGAACCATAAATAGTTTCCAAGAGGATATGCTTGATATATTTTGTTATATATGTCTACAATATCTGGTATATTTGAACTCTTCTGATATATGTGGAAAGTGTATGTGTTATCATTGATGAACTTTTGACATATGGTCTCCAAATTTTTGCATGTTTGAGCAAGACGTGATATATATCTTAATTTGAGATCTTCATCATCAGCATCAAAACAAAAGTTAAGAAGATACTTTATGAGGTCTTTTGACAACAGAACAAGTGACATTTTTCTTCATAATAATTGAAATATAATTTTTGATTAATTTCAAAACTAAACGACATGAACTTTGTTGTGGTAAAACCCTATGTTCCAGAAGCATATATTGGACGAGGAGGCTTGGATGCACGTGGCCTAGCACGAAATCCAGGAGATGTTCTTGCTGAGAAAGCTGAATTTCTCGATGCTAGGGAAGAAGTAGTAGAAGAACAAGGCAAAAAGAATATTAAGGCAATCTCAGGTAAACAATTCAAAGAATCTTGGACTATTCTCTTTAACGAGAATGATTTTGCTGTAAGAGGTCAAGAGAAATATAACCAAGCTGCTCAGCGTCTTCCAGATATGGATAGCCTACACATGCCAACTCTTGTCATTGCTTGTGCAATTCGTGCGCGTCTCATGAATGAAATCAGACGGAACCGTAGTTTGGAAGACATTAATGCTGATTTTCTACGTGCAGCAGGTATTGTTGATGGTAAGATTAGTAAAGATCCCGATATTGGAAGGTTCTGGTCACTCTTCATTGACTATTTTCTGAAACTCGAGGTCAAGTTTAAGATCAAAGGTCGTGCAGTTGAGAAATATAATCCAGACAAGCAAATCATCGATGTATATCGATATATCTGCAAACTGAATGCATTCGATGTTCTATGGGTTCAAGAACGACGTAATAACGAATAAATGGGTTCTGAACCCATTTATAGCATTTTGACAACGATGATTGATATGTCATCACTTGAACCTGTACGAGCAGTTTGTAGTATGCTATGACATGCTTCTCGTGGTGGTAATGAACTTACTATGCCTATGACATCTTCATTACTCATTGAATCCCAAACTCCATCACTTGCCATAGCATATACACAACCAGAACCTAAAATTATAGGACCCGTAACTGTTGGAACCACAGATACATATGGTTTCAAGTCAAAATCACCAAAAGCTCTTGATACAGCTAATACTCCACTAACTCTACCCATCGCAACAAATCCACCTGCAGCTGTGATCCTAGCTACTTCATCTGGATTATTTGGCTTATGATCCTTTGTACCTCTAATATTACCATCAGATGTTTTCCATACAGCTCTGGAATCACCTAAATGCATAAAGTAAGTCTTACCATTAGCAAGATTTTGTATTCCTATCATTGCGCATGAACCTGATCGTCCGATCATCTCTTGTCCTTGTCGACTGTTTCTTATATCTTCGAGATGTGTCTCAATGGTAGCAAATGCTGTCTTAGCTAAATCATTAATAGCAGTAGAATCTTCATTTCGTAATATATACTCAAATATAGGATTGAAGACATTGATATGCTCATTCAAATATCCGATGATCGTGTTAACTACTCCATCTCCTCCATGTCCATCAAAAACACAATTCATCTCCAATCGTCCCTCGTTCATCTCAATAGTCTTGTGAAATGTTCTATCTTCACCACTACGATTTTGCTGTACTATCTCAGCTCTATCAAATCTCAAAGATTGTTGAGGTTGAGGTTCTTCTTGTGCTCTCAATAATTTAAGTGTGAACTTATTCAATATCGAAACATTTGATATGTTGACTTTCATGTAAGTTAACTGTAACACTATGCCATGTTCTGTTAATACAAGACCTCCTCTGTAAGAGTTCACTTCCGTAGTGCCAACCATTGCTATCATTACTGAAACTACATCCTTTTCAATCTTATAAGCATACTTCATAACGCGACCAAAGTTTCTAAAACCATGAATGACTATCTCTTTAACAGTCTTATATTCATCCTTCTTAGGCTTACGTCTTACATTGTTAACAATTACATGAGGTTTCATAACAAATTTAATACCATACTGTTCTGGAAGAAGTGGTTCTTTCGAAATAAAGAAACAAGCACTGATTTCAGGTAACATTAGTTGTGCGAAATCTTTGACAGAAGCAGCAGATACTCCGAGAAGCTTGTTATTGGGTTCCCGAAATCTACTTCCATTACAAATAAGAATATCAGCTTGTTCTGAAGAGAGAATGGAACCAGTCTCTATATCATACCAATATCCAAGTTTACGTGCTAAGACTATAGCCTTCTGTTTCTTATCAATTGCGACTTCATTAGTACTACGAGTTCCCAAGTCTTCAGGATTACCTATCTTTCCTACTTTTAGTGCTCTCCTCATTTATTTCTAATTTGTATTTATTTGAATCTTTATATTTGACTAATTCGAACATAAATCGTGACGATGTCTTATCTACATGCCGATTCACTTTCAGGAGCTCACTGGCTTTGGATTACTAAAGATTCCAACTGTATTGATATTCTTCAAAAGAATCACACAGTAACACTTGTTACGCATTTCGAGACTGAATTGGTTCCAATTCAGTCTCGAGTGAGTCTCATATACATTGAAGAATGTGAGATCCAAAAGCTCAATGTGACTAAGATTATATATCTTAGATGTGAAGAAGTCACTGTTGGGGTTTTATATCTTGTTACAAAGTTGCCTCTTAACAACAAATCATTAGGAGTATTCGACTCACCTCGAGCATACTTTTCTAAATCAGATCATATAACAGCAGCTAGTATAATCATGCCATACAAAGATATGCCTGCATCTTGTATTATGGAACAACCGGATATACTTTCTATGTCTTATGGAGTATGGAAATATGTCATGAATAGAGATTTTCCAATGTATCCAGTTTCTCAATATCCTAATCAACAATATATGACTATGTTTTATTCTCTGATGGGTCAAAATACTGGATATCTTGACCTCGTTCCATTCATGAGCCAGAAACAATTCATAGAACTTGGCATTGCAGAATATGTAGCACTCTTCTTTTACAACAACCAATATTATGGCATTCCCATCCGCAACCTTGATGAAATCAATCATCCTGAAATACAACCACGTCTATTGGATATCTTTAAGGTCTTTGGAAGTGTTACACTTCAAGACAACTCGACGTGTTATTCTCTTATATTAGAATCATCAGATGGATCAAATCTCAACATCGGAGTATCTCCAACATATGATTCAATGATGTCTAATATGGCTGCGTTTGTTATGTCATATTTTGATTATAATCGTAATGATATTGTGGAAAAAGGAACAACAATATCTTTTGGTATGAGTGATAAGGAAGATGATGTATTTGTGGATCTTAACAAGTGTGGAGACGACAAGAGAGATATCTTCTATCATCATAATCAACGTACTATGTATAATAGGAGATACTATATTAGACGCAGAATGCAGAAGTATTTTGAAGAGAATGCTCTTATTCAACTCTCAACATTACTTTCAAATAGACCTACCGTTTATATTGGGACATATGGACGTAGAATAGAGAGATTCACATATCTCAAGGATATGAATATTCTCTTTGGAACACAACCGAACTATATGAATCTTGAAATGATTCCAACATGTGTTTTCATTGAACATGTCTTGAAATATCTATCTGCACTTGAGTATTCGAGATTATGTCAAGTGAAGAAAACTTTCAGAAGCAAATTACTTCAATACAATGAACAAATATGGCGAAGTTTCTTATACAGAGATTATCATATAACTATGGTAACAACATATTTAGATGCATACAAATATTGGATGAGAAATAGCGTTTTGGGTGTATATGTACATCCCATTCTTACTTGTAAAAACAGTGACTTGACAGAAGAAGTTATGTGTAATCTCGATAGTTTCAATAATCACGCTTTTTTCATCAAGAGACTGGAACATAAATACAGTATTGCAACTTTAGGTTTGCATACTAATCTAGGAGATCATTACTACGCGATCTCATGCAAAGAAATAAGTCCTTTCGATGCACCTGGGGATCTTTCTGGTCAGATAGAATTCTTGTTTAATCAGGGGTATCGATCCATGATTGGAACATCAGTTGATGGAGTACAAATACTATTCTCTGAGATGAAGGGACCGGAATATGAGAAGATAAAGGTTCATATTGAATGTATAAATGCCAAAAACAAACTAGCTGTACATGAAAGACTCAAGATGTAACAAATGTTATTGAGTCTTTATTCTATGTCATGACTGACATAAAATGCAACAATCTAAATTTGCATCAATTAAGAGATCGACTAATAATGATAATCATGATTGGGAATCAGAAGAATATTCTTTTAAGATCTTCGATACACGTGAAGAAGCAGTAACATGGTTACTAGAACAATATGAACACTGGGAAAGTAATGCTGGCGTTGATCGTGATTATCAAGGTTGGGGTCCAGATCTTCCAGACTGGAAAGTGTTGTATAACTTCTTCATGACGTCAGCTAATGATGATGTCATTTTTCATTGGGAATGGAAGAGAAGAGGCAATTTCAGAACATACAAAATCGTCGAATTTACCGATGTTTTGAAGACATATGCGAAAGCAAAAAATCGCTTCAAACTCAGAAATGGACATATCAAAACAAGGGAGTGATTATAAAATACTCGCTTCATCTGCTCCAATTCATAGTGAGTTCTTATTTTATATCATATACATTTGCAAAACTTAAAGTAGTCATGGATCACGACAAATACAAACAGGAAGTCTGGCGACCAAAACCAAGAGATGAGAAACGTAACATCATTACAGAGAAGAAACCTGAATCAATCGTTTTCAGTCCTGAACTCCTAGCTCTCAAGAAAATCATGGATGACAAGATCAAATGTCAACACAATAGAGATCACAAATTGGTAGAAGGAAGTTGGGTGATTAATCGGGCTATGAAATCTTATCATATCAGCGAGGTCTATCACAAGCCTGAATGGGAAGAATGTCAGATTTGCAACAAATGACGTCTTTGCAAGAGTTTACATGAATATATATTTTATGATCAAAAGATCACAAAATAAAAGACATTGAATGTCCTTCTCCAGGTCTAAATTGCCACCATAACCACCCTTCGATTGAAGCATGATAGAGTTTCATGAAACTTCTGCCTGCCGAACTGTCCAACAAAAACAGTGCATCCCCTAATGCAGTGTTGGTACAGGGGCGTTCCCCCACGAGATTTTTTGAATAGAAAGCATGTCCATGTTTTTCATGTAGTAAATCAACATGAACGTAGGGTTTCAAAAAAGTCACATGTTTGGGCTTTGGCCAAAAACAGATCCGGCCTCAAGGTTTCCCCACAAATGTCCCCCAAGTGCAGCTATAACAGTTTTATCATGTTTGCTAACATGATAAAAGACATCGTATAAGGCTTTCATTCTATCAGGGAAGCCTTAATATTTGTTGATGTTACATTGTTGCGAAATATTAGTACTGAGTTATCACTGAAAATGAGACAAAGACTCCTCACATCATCTTCTAAGACCTTAAATGGGCAATACAAGACAGATGTAATCTTATTTCCAACGAGATCAGGAAGTGTTGCGTTATTCATCAAAAGACCAATCTGGCCTATATGCAAGCATTGTTCTCTATTATTGAATCTTATGACAATATTGTTATCTAAGCGCAACTCTACAGTGTCTTGAAGTATCATAACATCAGAAATAGTTGCACCAGAAAATAGTTGGTTAGCCAATGTTTCCACACTTATACGTTTAGGAAACAAATCCTTTCCAAAAGAGATATACCATATGCCACTCTTCAGGCTGAATGATACTACTTTGTTACTCAAGTTCAGAGTCTCTCTCATATGAGCAATCCTGATTCGAACATCTTGAGTGTTACCAACTTCATTCTGATATTGTTGATATCTCAAATACAACAAGATTTGAGGAATATCACGTGTAGTCTCAGAATCCAAAAGTATATCAGGTGATACATTGAAATCATTCACATATTCATTGACAGCACCTATAATTGCTTGAAGTGTCAATGGTATCTTGGGTTGACCTTCCTTAGGTATCAGCATCTGAACACTCAGATCTCGAAACACTTGAATAGCTATCTTCATATCAGTCATGGGTGGATCATAGACATGAGTCAGAGTTGCTAATCTCACAGGATCTTTTCCAATATCCCAGTTAATAATGTTCCAATCTGTCTTTTCCAATGAATTAGCTCTCTGAACAGATGATCCTGTGACACGAACACTTGGTCTATTACTTCTAATTGGAAGGTTTGAAACAACTTCAGGTGTGAATGTGACACCTTCTACTGCTTCATAATAAACTTCACTCTCATAATCTGTAAAATTAGCAGTTCCATTAGAAGTCGCAGTTTCAAAAGGTTCAGGTTGTTGGATAATAGGTCTCGATGGATATGAAGATGCTTCGAGAATAACACTTTCTCCAATACTTCCTGGAGGAGTTCTTCCTGCAGCACCATATGCTTCATACATTTGTTTAGTCATGGTTACAGGACGACCTGCTGCAACAATCTTACGTGATATGTCATTGTTAGTCATGATTGCTATACGGCAACAATCACGCAAAACTTGAAGTTCATCTAATGCGTCATTATCTGTGTAACCCTTAGCACGCATAGCTTCATATAATCTGAATCTCGTGGTGACTCTCGGATCACCACATGACAAACATGATACTGGAACCTCCATTTCAAATGAAAATGAGGCTTTTTATTAATTCATTTAATTAAATTTGTTACCAAGTTAAATTGAGGAAATGTTACGTTTTGACAATGTTGCAGAATTGAATAGGGAATATATGAGACGAGCTCCCACTCTCTATGGAATCCTTGCTCAAGTTAATTCTCTTATTGAACCATTTGAATGGGACTCTCAAAGTCAGTTCCTTCAAGATCAGACATTAGAACAACAGGAAGCACACTTTATTAGATATCTACAACACGAAACTATAGCAGATATTATAAGACAAGCAATTGAAGATTTTGGTCACTTTATCGCATTAATGTTAATAATTGCTTCAGGTCAACGTCATGTTCCAGCTATACCCCAACCTAATCGACAACCATCACGACCAAGAAGAGGCGCTGCAGTTCAACAAGTAGCTGAACCGAATGTAGCTCCTATTCGTGCAGATGAAATGGTTACAAGAGATGAATATATTAGACGTCTCGTCGCGCTTGATACAATGTTAACAGCATATTATGATGGCGCACCAAGGCTACCAGCACTTCAAGATACATTCTTATTAATTGCGAATCTGCGAGATGCAGTTCGACTGCTATATATAGAGCTACAAGCTCATCCAGCGAATCAAATGTATCGACAAGTTGATGTTATTGTCAAACTTGAAGAGTTCGAACAATTGTTCAACCTTGCTCAAGAAGATCAACGCCGCACATGTGTCAACCAAGGTATTGACTTCGGACCAGATGCAATGGGAGGAGTAGATTATAACAACATGCAAGAAGTTCCGAATAACAACTTCATTCAACTCACCAATGGTACATGTTGGCAAGTTGATTCTTTGGTAGGCTTGATAAAATATACTAACGGTATCAATAGTGTTGTGAGAAATGGAGCAAGAATCCCCTCTCTAAGAAATTATCCTACCGAAGTTATTTGGACTGATCCTTCTGACTTGCAGAGACTTCTTGCTAAAGCAGATAGATCCCAAGATGGTGAAGTTAGAGATCTAAGAGGATTCTTAGAAAGACTTGAAAGGAATAGAATTGATAGTATTAGTGATGCAACTATGAATATGATGGTGAAAACTATGCATCTTCTTTCAGCTAAAGGTCCAGAAACAACTCAATACTTCAACGAAAATACAACATCAGAACCATATCTTCAAGAAATTTATGCCGGAACAAATGGTAATGTCGAAAAACTTCTTGTCAGAACCAATGCTCGCTTCAATGAAAATGATCCTGCCAATGTCGCAATGTTTCGTGCTGCAAGAATTGATGTAGCTCATGTTAGATATATTCGTACTGAAGCAAATCAACCTGATGGAAAGAATTGGTATCTTGTAATGCCAGAAGAAGAATATCGTAAACTTCCTGCAGATATTCAAGCTCAAGGAAGATCATTCCCTCAAGAAACTGCTCAAATATGTATACATTTGTATGTTACTAATAAGAGTCAAGCATTAACTCAATGGGAAGAATATTTCAACAGTCTATCAGACGAAGAAAAATCCGCTCTTAATACTTTTGTTCCAGATTTGCAAATTGATCTTAGAAGATGTCGAGTCGCAAATCCAGTAACTGGTCGTCAATTATGTGCCATGGTTACAGCTAGAACTATATACGACTCATACAATAGTCTTCGCCAAAGAAAAGGTCTCGGACGAATACCAAGACCTTTCACTGATGCGGAACTCGAACCTCCTGCTATCTGTGCCGACGTTCAAGCAGGTCTAGGATTATACGAAGGCAGAGCTTATATAGCCAACATGATGTAATACATGAAGGTTTCAAAAGGTTAATGAAAATCATGAATTCATGATTTTCAAAACAAAATTGTGAAATATGACTGATACCTTAAGATGTTCATGTGATGGTGATTTACCCTTAGATCCTTTAGACTGTGAGATCTGTAATGTTCCAATATGTTTGAGATGCAGCATTCAAGGTGCAGCATTATGTAAACTTTGCATTGACATTCAAATCCAAACATTGGAAGAAAAAGCCTCAAATTACAAATGTATGAAATGCGATAATATACCATACATATCAAACAAATGTGCTGAATGTGACAAACAAGTGAAGCTATGCAAGGAACACATGAATGTATGTCAATTTGATTTCAACATTCAGAGGAACAGAAAATGTACTCCAAGAATACGATGCTCAGATCATTCTATGAAGTGCGAATGTCATCACAGTTGTATTCATTGTAGTTATTACACATCTACAACTTGTCATATATGTAAATTCAATGTTTGCTTTGGTTGTAGTAGAATATACGAAGGACAAAGAGTATGTCGTTGTCATCAAAGACGATGCGATCTTGATAGATGCACGATGTATCCACTTCCCGAATTAAAATGTGCTGTCTCCGAAGAAGATGGACAACAATGTATATACTATTCGTGTCATTCGAAACATTATGATAAGATATGTCATCCTACATTCGCATTGAAAGAGAATACATACACAAGATTACGCTATGAACAATGTAAAACTCAAACAAAATATTGTAAATCTCATGTATTCAGATGCGGAGTGATTCGCGGCACTGTTACGGATTGTCTTCGATCTGAAATTGGATGTTGCGAAATTGTTCCACTGCCATTTTCTGTGGCAATGAATTTTCGGAAATATCGCGCACACTGTTTCGATTTCTGTTTCGATTGTATGGGTAAGGTTAGAGAAATGGTTGATACGTTTCTTCTCATTCTAAAAAGAAATAACATTTATATGGACAAACATGTCATAGAACATATAATAGTTTATATGCTCGATATCAATGTTAAACGTGTCGGTAACTGGCAATTATGGTAAATAATGTTGCAATGTGTTTAACACATCGTAATTCTACAGTTTCTTATCAAAAGCTTCAATGAAAATATCGATCAACGGATCAATGTCGTCTAAAAAATTCCTGACATCATCATCTAGATCTCCAATCGTCAAGTTAGCAAATTTCTTATTTAAATCAACAGTGATCACAACATTCAAACTGACATCTTCTTCGAAAGCAAGTGAAATCCATAATGATGGATAATGTTGGTGTTCTTTCGAACAATGTAAACAATTGGGATCTCCGATTTTGGAAATAAAAAAATCAGATCTCATCTCATCTTCACGTTCATCTAAGTAACCATTCATTAATTTCAATGCTAGACTCTTGCGATTTTCTACTTCTTCTTGAAGCATCTCGATAGCTTTTCTTAATCCGACATAAGATTCACGTGCAATGATGGATTCGCATGTCTTCATTTGAAGAGATCTCATTTACAATTGCAAAAATTTTTAAACAGTTGATTTCATATCTGCAATTCCAATATATGTTCTGTTAGCTTTTACAGCTCTCGCACTTGCTTGTTCAAAGTTCTGAATAAGATGAGCTTCTGCTGCAGTTTGTAAAGCTTCTAGAGCACCATCTTCAAAATGATATCCTCCTTCACGAAAATCTTGAACAATCTCAAGTGTCAAACGTTTGAACGCACGAGGATCTATAATGAGATCTGTTTGAGATTGCTCGACTCTAATCTCTTCAATAGGAATATCCACTTCATCAAAGACCTTACGCTTCTTAACAACCCATTCTTCACGACTTTTGTATCCTCTAGCATTATACAATACCGGATATGGTTTAATATCGTCATCAATGTCATCTTCTTCATGTACATCACATGGTACGCTACAGTCTTCACAACAACCTTGCTCATAAGAATCAAATTCGGCATCATCAAGCTTATCAAGTTCAGCATCAACCTCTTCGTATATCTCCATCAATGCATCAACATCATCCTCATGTTCTCTAAACTCATTCCAAAAGTCTTCTATTAGAGGAATCTTTTTGTCTTCTTCTCCATTTGCCAATGCTTCGTATAACATATCAACTGCACCACTAACCATGTCTCGAGTACCGTAGATATCATATTTGTTCTCTTGTCTCTCTTCTTCGTCAAGCTCCTCACTGTCCATCTCTTCTTTTTCTTCAATGTAATATGCAACAATAGCATCAACGATGGTCAACAACGTTGATGCATCTGCTTGACCTTCGATAAAAGTCTTAAAGTAAGCAGGAACATCAAATGTCTCTTTATCATATGCATCTTCAAAGACGACAGGAAGTTCATAAACATTAGGCATCTCATATGTTTTGAGATTTCCTGGAGCTTCATATCCAAAATATTTGAAACAATCGAACCATGTCTCCCACATATTATGATATCCATTACGAATGAAGAGATCAACAAGAGCCTCTCTTTTAGGATCTCTTTCATCGTCATCTTCATCTTCATCCATACATCCAAATCCTTCATTCACATCCTTGTTCTCTTCTTCATTCTCTTCTTTGTAAGTTTTCTCTTCTTCCTTAAAATCGTTATAAGGTCCTGTTTCACTTAGAATTGTACCATCTAAGATACGATGTGCGAGGTTGATAACATCTTCTTCGGTCTTGAGTTTTGGAATAAGGTCACTCAAGTCTGTGCCATTTTGAAGCCTAAATACTTTTTCTTTGGTTCTCTCAAACTTAATGGCAAGAAGTCTCAATTGAGTCACAATACTGTCAATATTAGTCTCTGCTTCTTCTGAACTTGAGTTGTCCATTCTCTTTTGATGATCAAAAATCATCAAAAACTTCGACTCATTTTAATAATAAATTGAATCATAACACTTTAAGGTTTTCATCTAATTAAATGTCCAGAGATTATTTGAAAGAGATTTTTGACATAGACACATCTAAGCTAAATTACGATACTATAGTTTTTAAACCTGATGACAAATACATACGAAAAGTTCTGAAGATGTATAATATGAGTATTCATGAGATGCGATGTATTGTTAGAGAAACAGACGTTAGAAACAATCTTCTATCTAATTATCAACGTGTAGAAACTGGAAAAAGAACAGTAACTCTTAATGGTAACGAGTTTGAAGTGTATAGTGGAATGATCGGAGGATACAAGATTCGATATTATAGAAATCGCACTGTGGTTATCAAAGGTATCCTATTACACAAAGAAGATGATCTCTTTCGACGTTTTGAGAGATTCAAAATTGAGAAGAGTCAAAGACAGATCACACATGCACCTGAACTATTGAAGTGTATTCCCATTGCAGTCATTGAAATGATCATGAAGATGTTGATACCTCTTGATATTTTATCATGGTTTCAAGTGAATCATGCATATGCCGCAATGAGTAGAAATTCAGAACTCATGTGTCGATTCTTAAGCAGATACTTTCCGAGCTTACATTATACATCGACGCCTAAGTTGCAATTTGTAGCAGCAACATATGTTGCTGTATCTTTTTACAAAATGGAGGCACACGAAGATGACACATTTCAAGTTAGACTTGGAATAAATGATGAAGTACAGCGTTACAATTATTCAGAACCCATGTTAGTAAAGAATACATGTAGAATAAATGCTTTTCCTGGATGGAGTGTTAATCGAATGAGTAGTGATGAATCAAGAGCATATGCAAAAGGATGTAGAGATGAGATTTTGCTTCTTGCAGGATTGCCTTCAGATTGTCAACAAGGATTGCCAGGTGATTGCTATCTGACATTCCGTACTCTCGGATTGCCTTTTCCGAAGGGAAGCATATGTTGGTTGTTGGTAAACATGGGTAGTGAAATGGAATACGAAGTGCAATTGTTCAAATCTAGAGAAGATCTGGCAAAATATTACATTGAAAATCTCGGATGCCACACTGACGAAATTACTACTATGTTTCCAGATATGTTAGATGATATCGGTGTTGGTGAAAAAGTCAAATATGATGGCAACGTAGAATCTTGGAATGATATTAAACAAATAGTTCGAATAAATGATTGTGATATCATGTATTATGAATATCTTGAAGAACTAGGTATAAGATTGGAATCTCTAACAGTTGAAGGTCTATATAAGCAAGCCATGAATGATGAGATCTTGTATTTTAATCCGACGACATATCATTATACATATCAAGTTGTTAAGGTCATATTTTGATCTTTGAAGGGTCTAAATAATGAAGATCCGCAGCTGTATGTAATAATGTCTTGAGTATATTCTTCCAATGCTCAGTATGATCTTTGGTATGTGTGATAGTATGAGCTGCTTCATGCAATGCTAAGTATAAGACTCTATCAAGCTCTGTTTTGTCTCCACTTATACATTCAGTGCATATGTTTATGTCTTTCTTATTTCGTGTGAAGCTTCGACTTCGATGTGCCTTAATGCTATATGTCGAATTGTATCCTGCAGTCTTCAATGTATGTAACAACCTTCGATCTATCTCACTCAAAAGATGATCGTCTTCATCCTTCTTGACGTTTTGTTGAATGACACATATGATGATGACAATAACAATGATCGCCAATATGATTCTTCCTTCCATTTTATGATATGTTAAAATGGAAGTCGTTCTGAATCGGATCGGAACTTGGTCTATTGCTGTTTTTCCAGTTTTTGGGTTTTTAGTGGGTCAGGTTATTCAACTAGCTTTAGGGACTAAATCTAATCGTCAATTAGAATCTATTGTCGTACATCTCATAACAGTTATTATGCTAGTATTCTTATCTGCATATGCTATAGCAAACGAAAACACAAAGAGTCCTACAGATAAAGTCATATTTGTTGGTGTTTCATATCTCTTCGTTTTAGGAACTGTATTCGGAATCATATCCGTACTCATATAGTCAAAATAAGATGGATAATATCCATCTTATTACATATCGTTATGGTTTATCCATAAATGCTCAGATTGAGACATGATTCATTTCATCCCTTTATGTCAGAACTTTTCGGAACTCCCAAACAAACATGATGTATGAGATATGACAATGCTGCAATTTTCGGAAAGTTGCATACGAATGATTATATTTGTAATTGTCTTCAACTTTTGGAAAAATTGCATTTATATGATGTTCAATGACATTCATGTTTGTCTGGAAGTTCCAAAAAGTTCGAATACAAAGGAATGAATTGATGATACATCAAGTCATGCTTGAACATGATGTGTGAAGTTTGAATGTCATGCTTGAACACAATGTGTGAAATTTGAATGTCATGCTTGAACATAATGTGTGAAATTTGAATGTCATGCTTGAACACAATGTATGAAGATTGAATGTCATGCTTGAACATAATGTGTGAAGATTGAATGTCATGCTTGAACATAATGTGTGAAGATTGA